ATGTCTCGTTCTAAATTCGTCCTTTGTCAGGATTGCCTCAAGGTCTCAATTTACTCTGATGCTCGTCATAACGAAGATGAGCTTTGCACATGTGGCGGTCAGTTCTGCGGTTGTTCGCACTGCAACGCTCAGGCTGAGCAGATTGTTGCGGATGACAAGAATCATGTTTTGCATGGTCTGTCTGATGCAACTCTTTTTGAGTTGAGCGAGGCTTAATCATGTGCCGCGATAACCTAATACTCGAAATCGCTTGCATTGTTACTGCCATAGTTATGCTTGTTGGCTTTATGTATGGCTTTAATACGGTTGATTTAGGTTCATATTCTTACGATAAAGTTAATCAGTTTTTGATTGATGTTCCCTCTGTTAAGCCTTTGGTTTCTGAGGCTCTTGCTGATGGCGTTCTTACTCAAAATGAGTTTAATGACATCAAGGAATATGTAAACGATGAGCCTAAGCGTATTGTCCTTTCAAAGATTGAGGGGGCTGAGTAATGCGTCAACTCGTAGTCGATATGGCTGGCAATCATGAGTACATCGAGTTTGTACCTGTGAACTCTTGGGCGTCTTGTGACCGCATCGAAGATAATCTATTTGACCACCGTTTCGACTACGTTGACCACAGATTCACAACGCCGGAGGACTTCATTCCTTCGGCTGTGAAAGCTGCAATGGGTGCTCAAATCTACTCACACGATAAGTCGGATTTTATTGAGCGCCCTACTTCTAACCCTTGCTTTGATTTGCCTAAATCAATTCACCGTAACGGTGCTTTCGCACCTCATATGGCTCGCGCTTACACGGATATTCTCAAGACTCGTGACGCTGTCGAAGCGGCTCGCGCTGTTAACGCTGCTCATGAGCGTTTGACTGAGTTTGGTTACAGCTACGCAATGTCAGACGATGAGATTACCGATTTAGCTAAGCGTAAGTCACGTGACTTTTCACGCGCAATTAACGCTATCCCTGCTGAGTATTCTGAGGCTCGCTTTAACAAGGCGTGTGAGCTTCTTGAATCGTTAGGCTTGGCATTTAGCGAAAAGGCAATCGGTTACGCAAAGTTAAATTGTGAGCTTTTTGCTCTGGTAAATCGTGCTCTTGATGAGCATTGGTTGGTTCGTCAGCTTCGCCGTAAGTGTGCTTACGAGGTTGAGCGTGTTGCCCGTGATTTGGCGCTCGTTCAACGCCGTAAGCAAGTTTACTGTTCTGACTTTTCTCTGAGTCGCCAGCGTGACCGTAATAGCTCTAACCGTATCGCGTTAGACAATACGATTGCTTACGACGAGGACGACAAGTCTAACTATTTCACGCTTAGTGAGTTGTCAGAAAAGTCTGTTTCTAATCCTGAGGTTCGCCGCAATGAGATGTTCGTGCGTCTGCGTGGCTTTGAAGAAATCGCTCAAGAGTCAAATCATGATGCGGTGTTCTTTACGGTTACTGCTCCGTCACGTTTCCACTCAGTATCAAACGGCGCTGTTAATCCGAACTGGTTAGAAGCGGATAAGCCTGACGCTAAGGCCTCGCACAAATACTTAATGGGTGTTTGGTCGAACCTTCGTAAAGCGCTTGATAAGAACAAAATCAAGGTTTACGGGATGCGCATCGTTGAGCCTCATCAAGACGGCACGCCACATCATCACCTTTTGCTGTTCATGGAAAAATCAAGCCGCAAATTTGTGACAAGTGAGTTTCGCCGTTTGGCTATGGCCGATACGCCTGACGAAAAAGGCGCAAAGAAATACCGCTTCAAAGCTGAGGTTATCAACTGGTCAAAAGGTTCTGCGGTTGGTTATGTGGCGAAGTACCTAAGTAAAAACATTGATGGTCAACATATCCAATCTGATAAGGGTTCATCTCTTACTGGTTCGGACGCTGCTGAGCGCGTTGTTACTTGGGCGCGTGTAAATCAGATTCGCCAATTTCAATTTATTGGTGGTCCATCTGTCACGGTATGGCGCGAGATGCGTCGACTACGTGAAGAATTCAAAGAGGATGACGCTTTGTTCACTGACCTAAATCAAGACGAACACTTTTTACTAGAGAAGGTTCGCCGCTCTGCTGATGAGGGCGACTGGAAAGCATTTTGTTATGCAATGGGCGGCGTGTTCGTTAAGCGTAAAGACCAAACGGTCAAAGCTGAATACACAGTTTCAAACGCGATTGAAAAGCTAATCGCGTCCGGCGGTGAATACTCTCCTACTCGCTACGGCGATATGGCTCAAGCTCGCTTAAACGGCTTGATGTTTCAAAAGGTGTTTATCGCTACTCGTTTCCGTAATTGGAAGACTGAGAACAAAGAGCAATTCCTACGTGCTCAACAAGGCATCATGGAGAACGTTGTTGATTACTTCGATGCGTTGGAGCGTGAAAAGGAATATGAGCGCATGTGTGATGACATGTACGAACAATATGAGCAGCAACTAGCTCAGTACGAAGAGATGCAAGCTCTATTGTTCACTGCTCCGGAGGAAATCGGGGCTACCAATTTGGAGGGCGAAGCCCCTCCAGATTGGTGGCATTGATTTCCCTTGGACTTGTGTCAATAACTGTCGCTTCGAATATCAACTAACAACCAAACGTAAAAATAAGGGCAAAACATCATGAAAATGGAAGGATTGATTCTAGACGTTTCTGATATCACTCAGGAAACAAAAGTAGACCGCAATGGTGAGCAAAAGCTCAATGGTAAGTTGCGCCTAATCACTACCAACCCAACGGACACAATCGAGGTTCGTGTAGCTCCTGAGCTATGGGATAGCGGCAAAGCTGGCGAAGTGCTTAAGCAGTGCGTTGGCTCTCGTATGATGTTCGACGTTGAATATAAGCAATTCAGCTTCGCAAATGACGAAGGTAAACACGTTTCAATGCAAGGCTTCCACTTGTACGCCTTGCCTGTACTTAACAATAAGTAATGAATTATGAGCCTTGGCATGGTGTCGGGGCTCGTAGGGTGCAAATGGGATTTATTAAGGGCTTTGTATGTACGTTCTAATCTGCGAACAACCAGTAGTAAATAACACTTGCCCAACTGGATTTAGTTCGGTCGCACTAACTGAAATCGTACCGAACTATATGACCACAGACCAACTCATCGAAGTAATGCCAGCGGCAACGTTGTTTCTGGCGGCTTGTTGGTGTTGGAAAAAAGTATCTAAGTAAATAAGGAAATCGCTATGAAAAACCGTTTCAAAAATATCAAAGTTCAAATGCTAGTAGCTGCTGGCGCACTTTCTTCAACTGCTGCGTTTGCGGAAGCTCCTGACCCGTCAACAATCGTTACTCTTATCGCTGGCTTTGGTGCGTTCGTAGCTGCGGTAGGTACAGCAATGGTGCTGGTTACAGTAGCTAAAAAAGCTTGGGGCAAAATCGGCGGCTAATCTGCCTCCCTGTCAATATCCGTAATTATGGGGGCGTTCTTCGCCCCTATTTTCATTCAAGGGCAAATTATGACTTATGACACTTTTCTGATCGTCCTTTTTCTCATTGGTATGTTTGTTCTGTTTGGGTGATTCTATGAAAAGATTATTTTCACTTTTTGTTTTAAGTTTTCTTTCTTTTTTCGCCTCATCTTCTGAGCTTGGTGAGTGTAACGGTAATTTTGAAACAACCCTTTCTGGCTGTGTCACTTATGTCAAGGATAACCCTCACTTTTGGGGTGGTGACCCTGACAACTGGATAATTAGCACTAGTCGCTTAAATGACTGGGTTTGGTATATAAACTCAACAACTCACGGCTCCGTTTCTCGTTGGGTTGCAAATTCAATTACGTGTCCAGATGGGTCTCCGCTTCCAGATAATGCTAGCTGCGAACCTGAAAAGCCGTCATGTTCCGACCCTTCCATACAGAAAGACATTCAAATCGAGCAATACAAGTGCAATATCACCAATCCAGAGACTGAGTTTTTTCAGCAAGTATTTCAATGGTGGTGTGAAGATGGTGATGTATATACGCACTGTAGCTATGAGCCTAAAGACTGTATTCAAGGCTTAACATGCACCAAGCCAAGTGATGATATTCCAGTTTGTGATCCTCGCGAGCAAGAATGTGCGCTTCCAGAGCCTGACCCTGAAACACCAGGGCAACCTGACGACCCTATAATCCCGCCAAACCCGCCAGTAAATCCAGATTTGCCCCCTACGAATTTTTGTGAGCAGTTTCCAGAATTGTGTGCTGACCCTGAGCCCCCAACGCCCCCAACGCCGCCAGTTCCTGACCCTGACGTACCTAGCGACCCTGACGCCCCAACAGATGATAAGTTGCTTAATGAGGCAATTGAGTCAAACAATCACCTGACAAACATTGGTGAGTTTATCAAGTCGAACACAAGCAAGCTCGGTGATTTATTGGTGCAAAACAACCTTATTGGTCAGCATCAACTTGGCAAGCTCAATGACATTCTTAACAAGACGTTCGGCGGTGGTGCTGGCGGTATTGGCTCCACAATCTCTCAAGGCAATGAGATTGCAAAAGAGGGAAATGAAAAGCTCGGTGAGCTCGGTGACAAGCTAGATGATATTGCTTGTGAGTTAGATGACGATTGCGCCGATAAGGAACAACCAACCGCAAACGTCGATTGCGAGCAAAGCATCTTTGAATGTAAGGGGGACGTTATCCAATGCGCCTTACTCAAAATTGAATATGAAAACTCTTGTGCTACTGATGAATTTGCTCAACTTGAAAAAGAAATGAATGCGGCTTTCGGGGTCGATAACGTTGGCGCTCTCGTAGACCCTGAGGAGTTGGACTTCTCAAATATTGATTCTAAATACTTATCCAATGGCGTTTCATTTGGTAACGCTGGTTGTCCTGCTCCTGAGACTCACACATTTTCTCACTTTGCTGGTAGCTCAACGATTGAGATTAGCTATGAGCCTGCTTGTCATTACGCGAAAGTGGCCGCGCCAATCCACGTGATTCTTGCGTGGATATCTGGCTTGTTATTGATTGGACGAACACAAGGAGCGTTCTAATGGGTTATGTCATCACTTTTTTTGCAACGGTTATTGTGCCTCTGATTCCTGCAATGTTTCGCACCATTGCAACTTACGTAGCTGTATCGCTTGGCTTTGGCTTAGTGGCTTATACGGGCGTTAACACGCTTTTGGATACCCTAGCGGATTACATTCAAGCGAATATTAGCGGTATCACTGGCAAGCTTGCTCAACTTATGGCGCTCGCGGCAATTGATACCTGTATTAACGTGATTCTTTCATGTCTGGTTTTCTCTTTCACTCTTAATGGATTAATGGGTGCAACGGGTTATCGTCCGTCATGGCGCAAGCCGTCTGACCCAAGTGCGCTATAGGAGCATTAACTTATGTTTTACGCTTTCAGTGGTGGCGTTGGTACGGGTAAGACCCTACACGCCGTCAAGACCCTGATTGAAAAGGATGAGTTTGTAGGTCGTCAAATCTACTACCACGGTGTGCGTGTTCTCCTTCTTGATTTCTCGGTTTGTGACAGTTTTCAAGGTTGGTTTTATGGCATCTATTTCCCTGCGAACAAGGCGAACAAGGCTCTTGAGCGCAAGGTTCTTAGAATCGAAGATGAGGGGCGTTTAGCTGAGATAGACGACTTCCCTTATTTGCAATATCAATACTCACAACACAAGCCTGTTGAGCAATGGCTTTACTGGTACAAAAAGACTGCATCTAAAAAGCGCCTAAAGCAATTACAGGAAGCACTTGACGTTCTAGAGATGGAAGAGTCAGAGATTGAGGCGCATCACATCGAAGAGATGGGGCTTTCATGGAAGTCATTTGATAACCCTCTTGAGATTCACAAACTTCCTGCTGGTTCGGTTATCTTTGTCGATGAGGTGCAAAACATCTGGGCGCCTCGCGCTGGCGGTGCTAAGCCTACGGACGCACTAAAATGGATGACAAAAAGCCGCCACGGTGGTTCTGACTTGGTTTTCGTATCTCAAGACTTTCGAGACGTTGATCAAATCATACGTCGTCGTATTCAATCGCATGTGCATCTTGAGTTTATCGGTGGTAATGCTCTGCATAGATATGAACACATCGAAGGTATTGAGACTCCGGCGGATTTAGCAAAGGCTGAAAAGAAAAAGATTGTACGTGATTCAAACTTCTACGGCGTATATCTAAGTGCGATTAAACACACTCAGAATCCCAAATTAGACCCTCAAATCAAAAAGGGCATAACCATGTTAGGGTTCGTTGGTATCGGTGCCTTATTTTGCGCCTATGGCTTCTATTATTTCTATCAAAATTCGGTCGTTCAAGCGACTGAGATTACAGCGGTTGAGGATGCGGAATCCGCTCTAGGTACTGTTTCCGGTAGCTCGGTAAGTGCTGTAGTGACTGAGGAAAACTACATCACTAGGCTTTTGCCTGCTGAGGAGTCCTTGCCGTTCTCTGCTCCTGCTTACGCTCCTTTGACGGCTCAAGCCATTGAATACCCTACTCTAACATGTGTTGTTAGTGACTCGGATTGCTCTTGTTTTACTCAGCAAATGACGCAATACGCGATTTCAGAAAATCACTGTAAAAATATCGCCCGGTACGGATATTTCGACCCGTTTACCGAAATGAACGGCGGCGACTCACGCAAGCGAGATAGACGAACTCAAACAAACAACGGACTGCAAAAAGGAGGGATTTTCTAATGGCTAGGTTCTTACTCATTCTCATGCTGGTATCGCCAATCACAAGCGCTTTCGAATCAAACCTATCAGGCAAAACGCTCAATGAGTTTTTTATTATTGCAAGTGAAGTGTTTCAGAAAACTATCGTTGCTGACCCTAAGATAAACGGCGATTTAAAGATATTCCAAGCGTCCGGCGCGGCTAATTTTCGTGATGTGTGGTTTAGTGTTATACGAGCGCATAACCTCACTTACATTGAATCTAAGACCGTAATTCGCGTTCAGTTGCGTAATCAGCTTGATGCCGGAAATCAGATAATCACGCGCACGTATAAGCTCGAATACATGACGGCTGACGACTTGAAAGAATCGTTATCTCAATCGCTTCGTGTACAGGCTTCCGTTTTGGATGTGCCTGACGTAACGCACGTTTCTAGTATCATCGCTGGTACTGCATTAATGGTGACAGCCCCGTCTAACATGCACCCATCAGTTGAGCAATTCATTCAGTACGTTGACCGACCAATGCGACAAATCAAAGTCAGAGCCGTGATTGTGGAAACGTCACGCGGTAACTTATCGGATTTAACAGTAGATTGGAAAGCTGGTGCTGGTGCGGTTAGTGCTGCGTTCTCTGGTTCGGCGGCTGGCTTCATGAATGGCGTTCCTAACCTCAGCTCAAAGAGTGACGACTTCACCGCCTTTATTCGCTACATCGAAACAAATGAGAATGCTGAGATATTGAGCCGTCCTGAGCTTACGATTCTACACGGTCAGGATGGTCTAATTAGTGTTGGTCAAGAGCTTCCATTTGTAACGGGTAGCTATACCACTGAGTCAGATTCCAGTGATAAACCCTTCCAAACAATCGAGCGCAAGGACGTAGGCTTATCGCTTTACGTGCAGCCCCATATTGGCGCAAACGGAAATATAAAACTCCGTATACGTCAAGAACTTAGCCGTGTAGATAAATCTGTAGAAGCTAGTGACATTGTCACAAGCAAGCGCCAAATAGACACGGTTCTGACAGTCAAATCAGGTGACACGGTCGCGCTCGGTGGTATGACTTCAAAAGAGACGCAAAACGTAGAAATCAAGGTTCCCGTATTGGGTGATATACCCTTCCTTGGCTTACTATTCCGCTCTGAATCGGAAAAGGTCGCCAATCGTACTCTAAGCGTGGTTCTGTTCGTTGAGGAGGCGTAATAAAGCCCCGCAGGGATAAGCAAAGCACGTAGTGCAAGCGAGGCACCAAGCCACTCACTGAACTCAAGTTAGTCGTGTTATTCAAATGGCGCGGTTAGCTTGCTCTCTCGAATTGGGATAAAAAGCCCCCTTCCCGCTAAGCCTTCTTTTTGGTACAGGGCACTGCCAGTTATCGGCTCTATCGCTTGCCTAACATAGCGCTCGAAATCAATTGAGTGTCGAGGCTAATTTTTTGATTCTTTATAATTATGAACCATCTCGGAAATTCATATTTTCAATTTGATGTGCGGATGCAACTCAGGCTCAATTCCTTTTGTGTATATTAAGGGCATATAAAATGAAAAAACATTTTAGAGTCTTGCTGTTATCAGCATTTTTCCTTCCTAGTCTTTTGTTTGCAGACGATTCATCAGGAAACAAGGTGGCCGCTACTATAAAACATAGACTTATATTGGATATTAGACATTACTATGATGGTGACTCAGGATTTTGTGATTTAATGATAAATATGGAACACAAAAATGCCTATGCTGTTGTCAAGAGAGTTGCGACAACTGGAGATAGTAAGTTATGTAGTTTCATTAAGTCTCGCGTAAAAAAGGGGGCGAAGTATAGATATGATCATCCGGAAAAGCTGATTCAAATTCATATCAATCATTGA